GTGAAATAAGTTTTTTAGTTGAAAGAGTTCTTTCAGTTAAATCAACACCAGCATATGGTGAACCATATGTGTCGCCTCTTTCTTCCAAGTTACCATGTGGAGATGATCCACTTGCTGTTTGGTTAGCTGTAAATTCAGCGTAACCAGCATCTGGCATAATTGGAATGATTTGAGTTGCTGATTGCATTGGAATTTCTCTAAATAGAGGTGCCAATACTAACTCTAATTGAATATCTCTTTCGATATTAGTTGATACTGTTTGCTCGAAGTCTGCACTAGATACGCCAACACCTGAATGAGCGTTAACTTTTTCCATCACATTTTTCGCAAGGTTAGTATCCCAACCTTTACCTGTAGCAAGACCCATTACGAAAGCGTCATCAATGTCGCTTTGGAATGCTTTTTGCCAGTCAGAGTTCTTTCTGTCACCAAAAATTCTTTTTGACTCACGAATTGCTTCGATTTCGTCTTTTTTCTCAGTGAGTTCAGTTTTTAACTCATTGACAACTTTTTCAAGGTCTTCATGCTTTTCTGAAACACGTTTTTCAACGTCATTCATGAGCTGTTCAGCTCCTGACATGCCAACCTCTACGATTGTCTTGACCTTTTCTTGCTCAGCTTCTACAGCAGCTTTTTCTTGAGCTTCTAACTCAGCTGCTTCTTCGGCTTCTGCCAGCTCTTTAGCTTTCTGTTCAGCTTGTTGCATTGCAATTTTAGTAGCAGTTGATTTAGCTACTTCTTCTGCGAACGCTTTCAAGTCAACACCAGCTGGAGCTTCTGTCTTCTCTGTAGACATAGGTTTCTCCTGTGAAACGGTTTTACCCGCGGCTTGTGGCGCATCAATATCCACGTTTGTGTCTATCTTCTGAGCCTTATCTGCAGTATCTGCAGTAAATTGTTGTTTGAACTTTTCATATTCTTCCATATTGTCAAAGGACTTGGCAATAGAAAAAACAGCCGTTTGGTTAGCGGGAACGCTAACGACTGACACTTCGAATAGTTCAGCGTCTTTTATTTTATATCCATCAGTTTCTGAATTGTAATCTGCGTCCTTGACTCTGAAACCGACAGAAAAGGCTCCAAGAACACCATCTTTTATAAGATCCTTGATGTCACCCGCAGACTTAGAGATTTTCGCTCCAAGTTCGAGTCCATCATGTGTTACTTCCATAGAAGTAGCACGACCAATAGGTTTATTATAATCATGATTAAATAAAATGATAGGATTAGATTTAAAATTATCTAACCCACCGTTTTTTACCCATGCATCATGGTCTATAACATCTCCAGTTCTGTCTAAAGCGTTGGTACTTGCTAACCCTTTAATATCAACACTACCATCTTCAGACTCACCAAGAGTTTTGAAAGTATTAGTCCAATGAAAAATTTTCTCCATATGTACCTACCTTATTTCTCAGCTTTTTTGGGAGCTGCCTTTGCTGTTTTAGAAGCAGTTTTCTTCTCCGCCTTTTTAGGGGCTGGAGCAGGAACATCTTCTTTATTAGCTTTGGCCCACTGGTCTGGAAAGTTAACTTTTAACATACTTTGCATGCGAGCCCAAGACCCAAAAGGTCTTTTAGCTGCCATGTAACGAATAGGTGCATCTTCTTGCATTTTATATTCAGAAGGCGTCATTATGCCGTTTTTAGCAAAGTAATCTGCTAATTGTTTAAGTATTGCTTTCTTGTTCGCCATTATCCTGTTCCTCTTCTTGTGGTGGTCTTCCACCGTCTTCGGGGTTAGCTGCACTACCCGCTATGTTTGCTGGGACTCTTAATTCATCGTGCCCATCTAAAGGCTCTTTTCCTAAAGCTATCCTAGCCTCGTTTGGTGACATAATACCTGTATTTACTAAAGTTGCATAGTACGCAGCTTGGTCTCGCAACTCGGGTTGTAACGCTGGGATATCTGTGACATCTTCGTTAATTTTAAACCCGAAGTACCTTTCAAAAGCATAGCCTATTTTTCTGATAATCGGTAAGATCGTTTCTAAATAGTAAAGCCTATGATTTGGTCTAATATTGGCATTATTTCCACCGTCTAAAAGTATGGGTGGAACACCCATAGCTTCTAAAATTATTTTTTCATTTGCAGTTATAGAAGTTTGGAAATCAAGTTCTTTAAAGTTAATCTTTGTTAAATCATCAACTTCAATACCACCATCTAATATTAGTGGTCGTTTTCCTCCATTCTTTGGATTGTATCTAGTTTGCCATGCTTGTAACATTCTTTCTTTAATTTTCTCAGAAAGAGTGTTTGGTGACTTAAGTACTAATCCTGGAACTGCTCCGTTTTTAAAGAAGTTATCTTGAAACTTCCTCATGTTATCTAGTAAAAACATAGTTCTATATGCTGGTTTTAATCTTGGTACACCCCTATAGATTGAATTAAATGAGTTTTCTTTAATATGTATTATTTCTTTAGGGTTGTAGTTGATGTGTCCATCATACTCAAACTTATCAATGTAAGTACTAGTATCCGAATGAATGACAACATTATTTGCAGGAAGATGATATAAATGTCTACCATCATAATATACAAAGATGTTACCATCAATCATTAAATCAATTATTAAATTTCTTTTAAATGTACTGATATCTTGAAAAGGATTCGGTTCTTTATTAAGTAATAAATCAACACGAGTCTTTCGAATATTTTCTACTACTGGTGCGATTCCATTTACTTTTTGTCCTATTGCAAAAGGAATATCTGCTGCATCATCAACAATCATGTTTACAGCTCTATTTACAACTTCTAGTTCTTCATAAGCTGATCTGTAATTGTCTTTCTTTTCACGAGTATCAATCGTTAAGCCTTCATCTAAGGCTATAAATGTTTGGGCAGGATTTAACTTTTCCTCTACTTCAGTAGTTCTACCCAATAATCTATCATACCATGCCATATTTTTCTCTCTGTATTTCTACCCATCTTCTTTGCTTTGGAGCTGTCACTAATTTAGGTCGCTTGCCATAAATACTGTGGAGCCTTAAGTGGTGGGCTTTGCATAGTGTAGCAGCTTCGTTATATATTTCATTTTTATATTGTAGAATAAAATCTTCACGAAGATCCATTATTTGGTCGGCTGTTTCTACAGTAATATTATTACTTTTGAGCCATGTATCTAATAATTCAGTCATTCCGTAGAAGTGGTGGAACTCTAAATCTTCTGTTTCCCCGCAGATATAGCAGTGGGGGTGTTTCTTATATTTAGATTTCGCTTTATCTCTAACGTACTTGACTAAATCTCGTTTTAAATCCATAAATTCCTATTACTAAAAATTATACCAAAAATTTACCTTCTTGTCAACAATTATTTTTTTGTAGGTGTTTGATTAAAAGGTACTGGCTGATGTCTCAAAAGTGTACAGCGCATAACGTAAGGCGTCACTCATATGACTTGCCATGTTATGTTTTGGGCGTTCTTTCATTAAGTTTGGATTGTTATCCCATTGATACTGATCAACGGCCGACAGGGTATGTCCACATCTTTGATCGACAATGAGTTTGTCATTATCAATTATACCCGCAGCATTTGCAATTCCGTCAAGAACAGATTTTTTAGCATTTATTGTAGATATATCAAAATTCTGAGCAAAATCAAACCGGGTCTGTTGAGCTGCTGAGTCAATATAAATATAATCTATACCATATTTTTCTATTTTTTCTCGGATTTGTATAGCATGCTGTTCAGTCGTTCTCTCAGCGTCAAGGTACTCATCGACAAGATAATATTTTTCCTCGTCCCAATCGTAAGCTATAACGCAAAACGCTGTTGGGTCTTTGTACCCAACATCAAGACCTGCGAAGACATCCATCTTTGAAATGTCTAGTTGACTCAAGTCTGCAACACATTCTTCAAAATTAAAATTCCAAATCTGCCCTTCATAAGTATTAAAGTCTGCTAAATACTCTTGGGCAAATTCAGCCTCTGACATAGCTCTTCTCGCTTCAAGTATGTCCTCTTCACTAAATCGTGGATTTTCATGATAAGTGGCTCTTATAGAAGCCCAATCTTTAAATTCATCACTAAATCCTCTATACCAAAACTCAGCAAACCAGTTATTTCTTCCCCTTGGAGTAGATATAAACACAGCTTTACTTTGTTCTTTGTCTAGTGTAGGTCGAAGCGCCACATTAAAAGCATCTTTGCCATTAGCGAGGGCAGCTTCATCAAAAATTATTAAGTCGTAGGATCTACCAACCGTTGAATCCACCTGATTAACAGATCCCATTCTTATAGTAGAACCATTAGATAGTTCTATTACTTTGTCTTTTGCATTATCTCTAACAACCTCTAAATCAAAGTGTTTTATTAGTTGTCTTTGTAAATCAAATGATATTTGAGATAATGAGTAATTTGGTGACATAATCAATATATGTGAGTTCGGCACGAGTGACACAAGTTGTCCAATTACATTTGTTATATACGTTTTACCCTGCCGTCTTGATATAGCGGCACAGATAAACCTATACTTCGGATTATTGATTGCATTTATTAAAGACATTTGAGCAGTATTTGGTGTAATACCTAAAAGCTCGAGATAGCTATCTATTGGAAGTTTAATAAACCTATTTGTGGAGTCAAACTCCATGATAGCATCTTTTTCTATGTCTTTTCTACTAACATCTAACATTTTAGTGAACTGTTTTGTTTTTGTCTATAGTATTGATTATGGGTGTCGGGTCTTCAACATCAAGTAAGCGTTCTTCTTCACAAACATGAAGAAGATACAAGTATCCCATACAAAGACTGCTCATGATCTCTTGGTCTTCGTTTACTATGCCTCCCGACTGCTCGATTTTTCTATCGATGCGCGTTAAAGTACCTCTAGCGATTTGTTCTAGATTATTGAGCCACATAGCTCTTAAAGTACTATTCATTATGGAGTAACGATTCCAACACCTAATACTTCGGCGTGTGCTGCAAAGATTTTTTCTTCTCTTTTCTTTCTTACAAAAGACACTTCACCTGCAATAAGTGTAAAAGTTGCTACGACATTTCCGCTAGAATCAGTGATGCTAACAAGTCTATTAGTAGACCCGCTATTTACTAATCTTACATCATCTGAATCTCCGAAACTACTTGCTGCACCTGCGTTAGTTCCACAAGCTGCTTCTGTTCCTAATATTCGCATATTATTCTCCTAGTTTTTCTTTGGCTGACTCTTGGGCTTCAATCATTTTGTCGTCTATATCGACTTTGCCGTCCCAATTCTTGTCCGAACCGTTAATTATATTCCAAATCTTTTTAAGATTTTCTTTTATTATTTCTACCATTTTACCTTGTTTGCCCAATAAGCAGCTGACATCTTACCTTTTGCAATATTTCTTCTGTGCCTTGCCTTAAAAGACCTGCGTTTCATTGTCATTCTCCTAGACTCGCCTGCCTTTGGCTTGCCAGCTGTTTTTGCCCCTTGCTGCCCAAATCGTATAGTCTTAATTTTTTTACCAACTTTTGCTACTACAATGTGAGACTTTTTGGGGTGGCCAGGTGTGCGTTTGGGTTTATTATAACCCGACACACCTGCTCTTTTTAGTCTAGGATCTCTTTTTCTTTTTGTTGTTCTTCTTCGTCTTACCGCCATTCTTATACCCCGAAGCGTAAATTGCTCTGCCTTGCCTTTGTGCTGCTTTCTTTGACTTGTAAATCTTTCCAGACTTACCCCAACGATACCCGCCTTTAACCTTTCTTACGGGCACGTTTTTTCTTCTTCATACCGTTTTTCTTGCCATTTTTCTTTTGCTTAGCAAGAATTGCTTTTTGTAATGCTTTCGGTAACTTCTTTTGCTTTGCTGTTAAAGCCATATCTATCTCCCTCTACGACGAGTCGCTTTTTTGCGACCTCTTTTTGCCATGGTCTTTACAAATGTTGGCTTTCCTCCAACTCCTTGTGCTTTAGACCGTTTTCTTCTTACAGCCGAACGAATCTGTGCCTTAGTCATTCTTGCCGCTTTTGCAGCTGGCACACATTTTGGGTATCCTTTGCGACCTTTCTTTGCTTTGCGTCTTCCACATTTGTGATAACCGCCTCCTTTTTTTGGTCTACCAATATCTACCCAGTTTTCGTTGAACCACTTGCCTAATCCTCCTCTAGCCATTATCGTCCCACCTTTTTCATAGCAGCTTTATGAGCTTGAGTAAAAGTTTTTCCTTTTCTCATTTGAGCTCTCATAAATGCCATATGCTTTTTCGTGTGATGACGACTATGTCTTCGAAGAGCATTTGTTTGTCTCTTGGTTAACTTTTTAGCCACGACGATATCTCCCACCTCTTTTCTTGTATTCTCTTACAAGCCAAGCGTTAGCATACGCTGAAGGATAGACTGCAAACTTTCTTCTAGCTGCAGATTTTACTCTTGCGTATAGCTTTTTGTTAGTAGGTACATTACGCATCTTTTTTCTAGCAGTTGTCTTTCTCCTAGTAGTGCGTCGTCTTCGTCTAACAGCCATGGTGACCTCTCATTCTTTTCTTTTTCTTTTTGCCACCGTTCTTTTTCTTTTTCTTACCTTTTTTAGGTTTATAATGATAGGGCATTACACTTCCTCTTTATAGCAAGTCCATAGTCCATATGCTAGACCAATCCATGCTAATACCTCGGCTAATCCGCCTGTTAAAATGATTACTAAACAACCTGCTATGATTAAAGCTCCATCCCATGAAGTTCTTTCAGAGACTCTTGCTTTTAACCAAGCTAATCCTTTTTTTATCATATCCATTACAGTTCTCCCATTTATTAAGAGGACAAGTTGTACTCTTAATCCTTGCTTTAAGAGGCATAAAACATTTACACAATTTACACACCTTAAATGTATTTAGTTGAGGGCAAGAATTACAAATTTGTAATCGTTTATTTGCCTTCATCTTTCTTAGGCATAGTAACTTCTCTATAGTAAACTACTACGTCCTTAAGTTCAGTAATATATCTTTTTAACTCTTGCATATTATATGCCATGAGTTCGTAATCTGGTATACTAAGTGCTAAAAATACCAGCTCACCTTCTTGTTCTTCTATAATTTTTAGTTGCTCTTCCCAGTTTTCTGGCGTAACTGTAAGCCACTTGACGCTTTTCAAATCTATTTCACGAGGCATCACAGGCTGAACGATAGCTCGTTCCATTGGTTTAGCTGTGACCTGTATTTCTTTAGTTGGAAGAAGGCTGCAACTGGAGCCCA